TGGGCGAATAGCCACCACCATAGTGGTGTTTATCCGTGGCCCTAGGTCTCCCTTTGTCGTAAGGCATTGGGGCGGTTCCTGTAGCCGTAAGCAAGACCTAGGGCCTCTTTGCGTTCTTTAACAGCTTAAACTACAGGGAGATTTCACATGCCTACCTTACAACAGCTTCGGGAACTGTCTGAAAAGAATTGCCGCTTCCATTGCCAGTCCTTTGAAAATATCGAGTACGAACTTGCAAAATGTAGCGCCGTTTTTGCTTTTCTCGGCACTGCTGCACAAGAGATCGGGCGGTCTATGAGGACGGACGACAGCTTTTCTCTGGGGCCTGATGAAATGTACGGATTTGGGTACCTGCTGGAGGGGTTTCAAAAGAGTGTGGATTTGGTGCTGGACCAAAGAGGCAGGACGAAGGCCGCCTAGTGCCGGAGAGGGGGTGTGTCACCGAGGCGCACCCCTTTTTTTCATGGACGCTTCATCCATGCCCGTGCTACCCGACAAGCCATGAGCAGTTCACGACGACATGCTCATGATCGTCACAGTAATCGTGGGATCGGCAGGGAGTTGGATTCATGACGAGCACGAAGAACAGCGTGACGAGCATGAGCAATAAGACGGTCGGATATGCCGAGATCGAGGAGGCCACCGGGGTGCCGGCGGTTACGGCCAGGCGATATGCCATGACCTTCAAGCGATGGCTGCCAGGGAAGACGGTCGGTCGGGCCACACGCTTCCCTGTGGCCACGTTGGACACCTTTTCCCAGATCCGGGCGTTGTTCGAGGCCGGCAAGACCACCAGCGAGGTCCGAGAGGCGTTGGCCGCATCGGTGCATTCGACCTACGAGGTGGCCGTGGACGAACCAGGCGCACCGCCAGCAGTAGCTGGTGCCGAGCTGCCGGCGCTGCTGGCCCTAGGTGACCGTTTCGTTTCTGCCTTGGAACGCATCGCCGCCGCCCTAGAGTCGGTGGCCGAAAAGAGGCCGCTTGGGACGTCGAAGGACGGCGGACGGAGCAAAGTTCATGGTGAGGGTGGAAAGTCAATTCTGGGGCCTTCTGGAGCGCCCGTTTTACCGAAGACGCGGACGGAGATTGCCCAGGAAGTGATACGGCTGCATAAGACCGGCCTCGGAGCTGCTGCTACGGCATCGGCCCTGCGTCGGTCCGGATGGCCAACCTTGAGTGGCCGGGGAAATTGGGGCAAAGGAGCTGTGCGCCGAATTCTAAACGAAGCACAAAAAGAGAAAGCCCAGGATGCCCCTGGGCTTTCTCAGGAAAAAAAACTTAAATTCTAAATAAATACTAACCCTGGGATCATTCACCGGCCCGTAGCCGGGAGAGGATTAACCCAAGGACTGCAAGCTAAATATATGCACAGTTCTCCCAAAAAGCAAGCGGAGTTCGAAACATCGCTTTTGAAATTTTTGGCCGTTGAACGCCTAAGTGCCTATAAAAAATGGGATGATTCTATTGAAGATATGCTTACTCGATATTGTTGGAATATAAAATTGTGTGAAAGTCTTTATGCCCCATTGCAAAATTTAGAAATAGTTCTAAGAAACTCTATACATAACGCTTGTAGTGCATTTTTCAATATAAGCAACTGGTATTCACAGAGCTTTTTTGAAGACACACAGGTTGATGAAATAAACAATGCAATGAATTCACTTTATGATCACGGGAAAAACATTGAACCATCAAGAATCGTGTCTGAATTAAGCTTTGGCTATTGGACAAGCTTGTTTAATGCCACATACGAGCAAACACTGTTTAGAACTGCTCTTATTAATGTTTTCACAAATGCTCCAAGATTTGTAAGGAAAAGATCAATACTGTGCAAGACCCTTAATGACATAAGGAAACTCAGAAATAGAGTATTTCATCATGAACCAATTTGGAATGACAATAAACTTCAGGACAAACACAACTCAATATTAGAAATTTTATACTGGATGAATAAAGATATGTTTTGCTTTACAAAATCTATAGACACATTTCACTATACGTATAGGAATGGAACTACATTGTTTAATGGATGTATAGCCGACCTATTCTTATAACAAAAGGTTAGGATCTAGGATGCCAAACGAAAAACAGATCCCACTATTTGAGGCTCAAGCTTCATGGTTTCACGTATTCAAGAGCATGTTAGACGGTGGTGACGTTGCTAAAATGGGTCCATATGCAACGACTGTATATATCGCCATAAAAGCCTATACCAATTGGAAGACAGGAAAAAGCTGGCCAGGAATAGAACTTATCGTTGAAAAAACCGGAATTTCACGCGCTCAAGTTATGCGCAGTCTAAAAACTCTTGAAGAGTTTGGGTATATCATAAAGGAAAAATCTGGAAGGCATAATAAATATACTCTTAGAGAAAAAGTTCCTGTATATGATTCTAAAGAGGATGATAAGCGTCCAATTGCTGAGGCTACTTGGGATTATCTGCCAAGTACAGTTAAAGCTGCTGTTGCAGAGCTTCAAAATTTTATTGTTACAGGGAAACAGGATGGCCTAACAGTCATTAATATTGAGCACTTGACCCTTAATTTACAGCAAAACTTTGACAACGCAACAGGTAGTCAATCAAATTACAACGCCTCTCTTGCTGGTGCTGTTGACTGGTCAAAAGTGCCTGACGACGACCCTGTGAAACGGGCGTTCATGGCATCGAAGGGAGGTAGCGAACAGGTCTCAGGGTGAGACCTGTCCTACTGTCGGTTCGTTGACACGTCTCATCCCGAGACCTGACTACTTAGGGTGTCTGGGTGAGACATGCCCTACTTAGGGTGTCTGGGTGAGACCCTAAGTAATAGAAGAAAATAAAAAGACCGCCAGCACCGCCCCCTGGCCTGACCCTACCGGGCCGGCCGGTGCTGGCGAACAGCCGAAGAGGCCGTTCCCGGCCATCCCCCTCCCTGATCAGCTCGATGACCATATCCGCCTGTCCGTAGCCGGGGGCAAGCCCCCGGACCCCTGCCATTGAAGGGAAATGCACGACCTTGACATTCTCTATTTGGTTGAGTTTTCCACAGGTGTTTTCCAGAATAGCAGGAAAATGAGGCGAACTAAAATTATCCTTGTTTTTTGCGGGCCGAGCTTTACCTGTGGGAAACCATGCCTGAAATCATTAAAAAGAGACTTTATACTGTACTAATCGCCTGTGCAAAACGTGATTATTGACATTTAAATCTAATAATGCCATACACTGAATGCCGAAAGGAGGACAACCATGGCAAAGGTACTAGTTTCAAAGGTCAATGGTCCGCTTCCATTAACACAACCGCATTTTGTGCGAGAGAAAGGAGTTTTAAAGTACATTCCTGTTAGTCGGTTCAAGCTGGCGCAAATGGTAAAGAATGGCGAGTTTCCAGTGCCAAGGAAACTAGGCCCTAGACTTGCAGTATGGCCATCCTATCAGATCAAGGAATACCTTGAGAGAAATGGCTGTACTGTAGAGGAAGGATATTTGAATGCAGTCTGTTGAAAAAAAGGTGCTTGAAACGGAAGACGCCGCGCCCGGTGCGAACGGGAACGGCGTCGAAAAGGCGAAAATGTATTCTGAACTGTTTCAACCTATAACCGAAAAACTCATCCTTGTCAAGCCTGCCCCATCCGTGCGGATGAGCAGAACCCCTGATCCCGTGAAAGGGTTCCGGGGGCAGATGGCCGCCGCCCTGTCCTTCCTCCATCCAGATCCTGCCGCCGCCATCGAGCTTTCGGCCATCGGGATGCGCCTGCGCCAGTCGTCACTCTGGGAGGGGTTTGCCGGGGGAGGAAAAAAAGCCATCGTCTCAGGATGGTTCCAAGACAGGCACAAACTCATCGAGCAGGCCATAGCGTTGGATACCTCCGACGCCAAGCCCGTTGCGGTCTACGTGACGTTGAATCCCGTAACCGAGGCATTGCTGTCCCGAGGAAACCACCGTCTTCAGGCGGGTGTGAACCGAACCTCCGGGAAGGAGATCACGCGCCGGACGAACATGCTCGTGGATGTTGACCCCAAACGGCCAGAAGGGGTCAGCTCAAGCGAATCAGAAAAAAGGGCGGCCTTTGGGGTGGTCGTGGCCGTGCGCAACTTCCTCCGGGGAAGGGGCTGGCCCGAACCGATGACGGCTGATTCTGGGAATGGATATCACCTCATCTACAAGGTGGACTTACCCAACAGCCCCGAGTCGCAGAAGCTCGTCGAGTTGGCCCTGAAAGCCCTTAACCAGAAGTTCGGGACCAACCAGGCCGACGTGGACACGGGCGTCCACGACGCTCCTCGTCTCATCAAACTCTACTATACGACGTGCCGCAAGGGAGACGACACGAAGGACCGTCCGCATAGACTGGCGGCCGTCTCGCTGATTCCCCAGGTGTCGGAGACGGTCTCCGATGACCTGCTCAAGCAGCTTGCGGCCGAGGTGGTGGACGAAAAGATAGAGCAGGCCCATGACACTCAGGAGGGCGCTTGTTCCGTCGCCACCGACGACGGAACCCGGAAGCTCAAGGTGCCCGAGTACTTGGCCGACCACGGCTATGAGCTGAAAGAGACGAAGGCGCTGCCAGACGGGGCAACTATGTTCTGTCTCGAACATTGCGTTTTTGATTCAAGCCATAACAATGGTCAGGCCGCTATCACCCAAAAGCAAAACGGTGAACTGTCTTATTTCTGCTACCATAACTCCTGTAAGGGGAAACAATGGAAAGATGCTAGAGCAGAAATATCTGGCAAAAAGCGGCTTACAAAGTGGATGACTGGTGAAAGAAAAAAAGCTGGATATGTAAATGATGCCAGTCAGGACGAACTAGCTTTGGTTTTTGCAGAGAGGCATGAAAACGTGCTTCGTTTCGATCACAACGAAGGGATATGGTACAAATGGGACGGAACGAGGTGGTGCCGGGAAGAGACGAAGCTGGCATTTGAGTGGGCCAGGACCATTTGCCGGGAAAGTGCCTATGGGCCACGCGGCGGTAAGAACAAGGGGCTCCTTACGGCCAAGACCGCATCGGCCGTCGAACAGTTTGCACGGTCGGACCGGCGGATGGCCATCACCTCCGATAGATGGGACTTGGACAAGTTCCTTCTCGGGACGGCCACGGGCGTGGTGGACCTGCGGACAGGGGAAGCCCGAGATGCCGATCCTGCGGACTTCATGACCAAGCAGGCCACCGTCGCGCCTGCGGACAAGGCCGACTGTCCCCTCTGGCGAAAGTTCCTGGACGAGGCCACCCAAGGCGACGTGACCTTGCAACGGTTTATGCAGCAAATCGCCGGCTACAGCCTGACCGGCGACATCTGCGAGCATGCGCTGTTCTTCGTCTATGGGCCTGGTGGAAATGGGAAATCGGTCTTCCTGAATACGATCAGCAACATCATGGGTGAGTACGCCAAGACGGCCCCGATGGAGACGTTCACAAAGTCCTTCGGGGAAAGGCATCCAAACGATGTAGCTATGTTGCGGGGGGCACGCCTTGTCACCGCTTCCGAGACAGAGGAGGGGAAGGCATGGGCCGAGTCAAAGATCAAGTCACTTACGGGTGGCGATAAGGTTTCGGCCCGGTTTATGAGACAGAACTTTTTTGAGTTCTCGCCCCAGTTCAAACTGCTCATCGTGGGCAACCACCAACCCGTTTTAAACTGCGTTGATGATGCGGCTAAACGACGATTTCATATAATCCCCTTCGTCCATCGGCCTGAGAAGGTGGACAAAGAATTAGAGCATAAACTTAGGGCCGAGTATCCGGGCATCCTGCGGTGGATGATCGATGGGTGCCTAGATTGGCAGGCAAACGGACTTCTGCGTCCAGACGTCGTGGACGACGCCACGAAAGAATACTTCTCAGACCAGGATTTGATGGCACAATGGATCGCAGAAAAGTGCGAGATAGGGTCTAGTTTCGAGGAGACTGTTTCGGTTTTGTACCAATCTTGGACACAGTTTCTTGAGGATTGCGGGGAGAAGGAAAACACGAAAAGGACGTTTGGAGACAACCTCGTCAGACACGGTTTTTTAAGACATAGGACGGCGAAGGGACGTTTTTTTAGAGGTTTAAGACTTATAGAAGAAGCATTTTAGAAGCGATGACGCATGACGGTGGATGACGCGAAAAAGTATTCCCTGCCTATAGAATTTAATATGATCGGTTATCGTCTGGATTCGGCTTCGGAAAGCATGAATTAAATTCTATAGGCGACTTAGCAAAAACAGCGTCACGGTCCGTCATGCGTCATTGGCCTAGACACCAACACATCAAACCCGGCACGATTTTATGATCATGCCGGGCTTTTTTATGTCGTCGCCATAAAAATAAATTCAATCGTGACGGTGGGGTATAAAATCTCTGAGAGCTGACGCCGCAAGACCGTGTGCGCCCATAAACTTTAGTCGTGCCAAAATTGAGGCATTTTCTCGACCGACTTAGTGATGATTAGTCATAAGTTTATGGCAGCGCCATAAAATCAGATGAGCCTTGTCTTTATGTACCGTAGCCACCCATCTACATGCACCAAAATAGAATCCCAAGGGTGGTGATGCGCCTGAGCAGATCACCTGAGCAGATCACCTGAGCAGATCACTTTTTCCATGCCTTGTGTTTTCCCCCATGGCCTACTCGTTCAACGCCTTCTCCACCTGGTCCAGGGTGAGACCATAGCCGTCCGGGTGCCCGCTGGCCACAACCTCCTGGGCTCGCCAGTTCCCACTGGAGTTATCCACCCTGACGAGCTGATACGTTCCAAAACCTATGGCTAGCCGGTCACGCCGCCGGCATTTCTCTAGCCGTAGGCCACGCCTGGCCGCCGTCCGCCGCAGTCTGTTTTCTTTTGAATCATCTGTCGGCATAGATCCATCCCCTTTGACGCTCTAAGCGCCATCCGAAGAGATAGCCATGACGCCACCTGAAGTCAACCCCAAAGCGTCACCCGGCCCGTTTTTTCAGACCCCGCCTTTCTGACACACAACCCCCCTGATGCTGATGCCCAGGCACTATCGTAATATGCCCGTTTATACTGTGCTCCTAAAGTTTTTTCCCGGCACCCCTTGCAAAGCAAGATTATCATGCTACAGTTTTCGTCGGCCCGTGAAGCCCAGTTAACGTCTATTAGAAGGAGACGAAAGTGGTTAATAAAATCAGAAATGTCAGGATGGACGATGCTACTCATGCTCGCCTTATGGAATTTGCTGGAAAACTTGGAGTGCCATCCGGGAAACTTGTCCGTGGAATGCTGGACATTGTGGATGGTCTTCCTATCCGAGACTTAATAGCCGTTTTAGCTGAGTACATAACAGCAGAAAAAGCCTACATTTGGGCTGGAGAAAAAGAGAGTATTGCAGTTTATATAGATATACTTGCCAGATCAGTTCACGCTAAGGACAAAAGACTTTACGCTTTTGCCTTAGATCGCTTGCGCAAGATCAAGGCTATTGAAGACGAGGCCAACGCTATTGGTGAGATTGTTCCAGAAGGCCAGACGGAATATGAAGCAGCCGGTCGCGCTTCTTCCGAAGCAATTGACAAGATGAGCGGCGAATAAGCCGATTAAAATTTCGGGCGCTCCCGCACTCGGAAAAAGCGTTGCCTCGCCTTGCGTGGGGAGCGGCGGCCTCACAAAGTACAAAAGACGCCCTCGGTTTAAGACGCAACGTTTCCTTCCTGGATACCAGTCATATGGCAAGGACGTCATCCGCCGCATTACTATGAACCTCAAAAGTTACAGGAGATACAACAATGAATTTACGTGAATTGCAGGAGCAACGCTCCATGACCGTCGCGGCCATGCGTGCCATCGTCAACCAGGCCGAGACCGAAAAGCGTGACCTTTCTGCCGAGGAAACCACCCGCTTCGACACCCTCAAGGCCGAGGCCGCGAAGGTCGAGGCCAATATCCAGCGTCAGGCTAGCCTGGATGAACTGGAGCGCCGGGCCACCGGCACGCCCATCACCGGCACCGACGACCACAACTTCGATGATGAGGTCCGCCAGTTCTCCCTGGTCCGGGCCATCGCCGCCGCCAGCGGCATGTCCGTGGATGCCGGTCGGGAGCGGGAAGTTTCCGCCGAGCTGGAACGGCGTTCCGGCCGCAAGGCTCAGGGCGTCATGGTGCCGATGGCGGTGTTTGAAAAACGCGTTCTGACGACCGCCCTGCCGGCCGATGGTGCTGGCGCCAACATGATCGGCATGGACCACCGGGGAGACCTGTTCATCGATGCCCTGCGCAACCGCCTGGTCATCCGCCGCCTGGGCGCCAGGGTGATTTCCGGCCTGGTCGGCAATCTGGAGATTCCGAACCTCAAGGGCAGCGCCAGCTCTGGCTGGGTGGCGGAAAACGCTGCCTTGACCGCCAGCGATCCGAAGTTCGGTAAGATCAGCATGAGCCCCAAACACGCGGGCGGCATCGTCGAAATGAGCCGGAACATGCTGATGCAGTCCAGTCCGGACGTGGAAGCCCTGGTCCGTGCCGACCTCTCTTCCGTCCTGGCCGAGGCCGTAGACAAGGTGGCCATCGTCGGTGGTGGCACCAACGAGCCTTCCGGCATTTTGGCCACCAGCGGCATCGGTTCCGTGGCCATCGGCGCGACTGGTGGCGCTCTGACCTGGGACAAAATCAACGACCTCATGGCCGAGCTTGAGATCGACAACGCCGATGAAGGTGCTTTGGCCTTCCTCACGAATGCGAAGGTGCGCAACGCTGCCAGGAAGGCTCTCAAGGTCACTGGGGACGCCTCCGGCGGGTTCCTGTGGTCCGACCCTGCCACGCTGGCCGGGTATCCGGCGGCCGTGACGAATCTGGTGCCGTCCGACCTCACGAAGTCCACCGGCACCGCGCTGTCTGCACTCATCTTCGGCAATTTCTCCGACCTGATTCTCGGCTTCTGGTCGGAGTTGGATTTGCTGGTGAACCCCTACGAGTCCACGGCCTATGCCAAGGGCAATGTGTCGGTCAGGGCCATGATGACCCTGGACCTCGCCGTTCGGCACACGGAGTCCTTCGCCGCCATCCGGGACATCACTACGGCGTAACCATGCGAAACGGCCCTACGGGGCCGTCGTCGCGCCGTGGCTGGCGCGGCCTGATGAGCAGCCAAAACGAGATCCACATGCAAATTGAAAAGCGTTTTTCCGCAGAGATCCGGGCCAAGGCCCGCCGCCTGGAAGGGTACGCGGCCACGTTTGGCACCGAGGCCAGGATCAACGACTTCCGTGAAATCATCCGGCCGGGTGCCTTCCGGGCTAGCCTGACCGGCGACGTGCTGGCCCTGGCCGATCATGACCCGGCCAAGGTGCTGGCGCGCACCAGATCCGGGACGCTGCGTCTGGCAGAGGACAGCCGGGGGCTGGCCTTCTCCATCGACCTCCCCGACACGACCGCCGGCCACGACATCCTGGAGCTGGCCGAACGCGGAGACCTCGGGGGGATGAGCTTTGGATTCAGTGTCCCGGACGGCGGCCAGCGGTGGATTGATGACCTCCGGGAACTGGTGGCCGTAAACCTGATGGAAATTTCCGTGGTCAGCTCTTGGCCCGCCTACGAGGGCACCACGGTCACGGCCAGGGCGCGGCAACAGGTGATCCCTGTTCGCCTGTCCCTGGCCAAGAAATTTATGGAGACATACTTATGAACTTTTTTTCTCTCTTCCGAAAACAGGAGACCCGGGCCGCCGAAGACCCGTCGTGGGATGGCGTCAGGGGCTTGTCTGGCTTGAACACAACTCCGGGCGGGGCATTAATGAATCCACGCCAGGCCGAAGCTCTGTCCATCGTCAGTGCCTGTGTGGACCGCATAGCTGACGGTGTGGCTTCACTCCCGGTCTACGTCTATCGGGAGCAGGACGGCGGCCGGGACGTGGACACGCGGCATCCTCTGGCCGGTTTGGTGTCTCATGGGCCGAATGCCCGGCAAAGCTGGGTAGATTTTGCGGCATGGTGGATGCGTCAGGCGCTTTTGTGGGGAAACGGCTTGGTCGAGATCGTGACCAACGGTGCCGGTCGACTGGCCGAGCTGCGCCCCGTCCCCTGGTGGCTGGTCTCCCCTCAGATCCTCCCCAGCGGCCGGCTGGTCTACGACATCACCGACGTGGTTTCCATCTACGGCGGCACGGGCAGGCAGCGCCGTCTGCTGGACACCGAAGTGCTTCACCTCAAGGACGTGTCCGACGACGGCCTTCTCGGACGTGCCCGTCTTGCACGTGCCCATGGTGCCCTTTTCAATGCCCTGGCCGTCCAGGAATTTTCCAGCGCGTACATGACGAACAGGGCTTTGCCGTCCCTCGTTGTCACCACCGAAGCGAACTATTCCGACGACCAGCGAAGATCCATGGTGGAGCAGTTCAAGAGCAAGTTCACCGGCCCGTCCAAGGCTGGAAAAATCCTCATCCTCGACAAGTCCAAGGATGTGAAAGTGCTTTCGCCATCGGCCGAAGACATCGAGCTGTTGGACAGCCGCCGATTCGCTGCTGAGGAGATCGCCCGCTTGTTCCAGGTGCCGCCGCCGCTCGTGGGCATTTGGGACAATTCTAGCTTCACCAACAGCGAGACGGCCGGCCGGTGGTTCGCCCAGCATACCCTCGGGCCGTGGCTGCGCCGGATCGAGGCCGAGATCGAGAGGAAGCTGCTGTCTGGCCCATCCCCCCGGCAAGTCGAGTTCGACCTGTCCGGCCTGCTGCGCGGAGACCCGGAGACCAGGTGGAAGTCCCACCAGATCGCAGTTACCAGCGGCATCCTCACCCCCAACGAAGTCCGGGAGATCGAGGGGTGGAGACCGCGCCCTGGGGGCGATGAGCTGCACGGTGCCGCCGCTGCGCCTGTCCCGGTCAGCGCCGATCCGGCTAAAAAACCTGTTGCGGAAGGAGCGAGGGTATGAGTGCTATTTTCGTGAACTGTGATCGTTGCGGTGCATGGGAAACGAAAAATGCTGATGACCTCCATGGTGAATGCCGCCGGCACTCGCCTGGTGTCTTGGATAACGAATGGAAAGGTGTCTGGCCCATTACCGTGAACACTGAAGGGTGCTGTGACGCTGTGCCTCAACGTACCAAGGACAATTTTTAAGTAATCTGCCAATAAAATTCTTGACCGTTCTATAAACACCGCGTTATTCTCTCGGTGCTTGCATCTACAGGGCCGCCCCAAGCCCTAACACTTGGGGTTTTTCATTTGGGCGAATAGCCACCACCATAGTGGTGTTTATCCGTGGCCCTAGGTCTCCCTTTGTCGTAAGGCATTGGGGCGGTTCCTGTAGCCGTAAGCAAGACCTAGGGCCTCTTTGCGTTCTT